TGCGGATTTCGTTATCCATTACATGAATTAAGAAATCAAACTAGAGACTTGCGACCCACAGGCTGGATGGTGTGTCCCGAATGTNATGATGAACCTCAACCTCAGTTACAGCAAGGTAGTTTTAAGATTTATGATCCAATAGCTTTAAGGAATCCCAGACCTCCCCTTGGTCAAGCAGCAAGTAGGAGGACTTCGGCATGGAATCCTATAGGCGGTTGGAACTCGGAATTTGGACCCAGTAATTTAGAGAATATGTACATGACTGGCGAAGTAGGCTTTATTAAGGTAGTAATATCATGAATTATGCAGGATTAAAAACAGCTATACAGAATTATCTTCAGAACACTGAAACTACTTTTACCAATACTTTGGATACCATTATTCAACAGGCAGAAGAAAGGATATTAAATGTAGTACAACTGCCTGATTTCAGAAAAAATCAAACGGGTACAATAACTACCGACAATCAATATTTATCCGTACCAAGCGATTTTTTGTCCCCCTATTCTTTGTCGGTAACGGATAGCAACAGTAAACAACAATTTTTACTGAATAAGGATGTCAATTGGATAAGGGAAATTTATCCTACAGCGACAGCGACAGGATCGGGATCATTACCTAAGTACTATGCGATATTCAGCGATGAATTTTTTATTATAGCTCCGACACCAGGAGCTTCTTTTACAACAGAGATACATTATTTTTATAAGCCAGCTTCGTTAACATCTGGAGCTACGGGTGGTACGACATGGCTTTCTACCAATGCAGAAACTGCATTACTGTATGGGTCTTTGATTGAAGGTTACACCTTCATGAAAGGCGAAGCCGATATGTTTCAGATATATCAAGCCAGATATGAGGAAGCCTTGGCACGACTTAAAGTTCTTGGTGATGGCAGGGATCGTAAGGATGCTTATCGATCAGGGCAATTGAGGATACCAGTAACGTAGAAATATAAGGAGCAGATATGTTAAAAAAACCGATAAAAGCCTTAAAGGGCAAAAATATAGCTATTGTAGCGATGGGAAATAGTCAATTGGATTATCACATGGCTATAACTCATAGTCAGGAGTTTGACGAAGTTTGGGTCATTAATGCGATGATTAGTGTAATTCCCAATCCAGATCGTGCTTTTGTAATGGACCCCGTGTCCAGATTTTTTGAGTCTGACGATGCGGGAGATATGTCAGAAGTAATGAGACAATCTTTACCGAAGATAAAATGTCCTATTTATACTTGTGAGTTAGATAAAAGGGTTCCTGCATTAGAGTTGTATCCGATAGAGTCTTTAATTAAAGATACGGAATGCGGGTACATAAATAATACAGTAGCTTATGCCATTGCATTTGCCTGTTGGAATCAAGTAGGAAATGTTAATTTATTCGGAGCAGACTTTACTTATAAAGGTAATTTATATTTTGCAGAAATGGGCAGGGCTTGTTGTGAGTTCTGGTTGGCAAAATGTATGGAAAGAGGTGTAACGGTAGAAATAGCAGTCCGTTCAAATTTATTAGACGCTAATGTCGATGTTAAAGATAAGTTGTATGGTTACCATAGATTGCCTGATCCAGTTATTTCTTATGTTAAAGACGGTAAAATGAATGTTTGTAAGTGGTCTGAAGTAATTAAGGAACAATCGGTTCCATTTGGTATTTCTGGAAGATACGACACGAATGTTACATGGCTAGATAGAGCCAATACACCTGTGACTACTCCTCCTGAGCCAAGTAAATATTGATATGGAAACGGAACAATTTGAAACAACCCTTGGGGATTTGGGGGTAAAAACAACAGATTACGGAGGTCACTCTATTGAAGAGGTGGCTAAAATGGCTACAGATAAACTGATTTCTGTAAGTAACACGGCTCCTGAACCAATACGGATACAAGCCCATGTGTTTAAGGAAAAGTGTCAAAAGATTATTACATACTATATGCAAGAAGCGGTGAATAACCATATTTGTACAGTATGTAATATTTTAGAAAAACAGGGTCATAAAGACCTAGCTAATATTATTAGGAGACTATAATGGCGATAACACAAGCGATGTGTACCAGTTTCAAGAAAGAACTCTTGCAAGCCAAGCACAATTTCTCAACAGGTGGAAATACTTTTAAGCTGGCTCTTTATACCAGTTCAGCGACTATGAGTGCTTCCACTACAGCATATTCTACTTCTCAGGAAGCGACAGGAACCAATTACACAGCAAAAGGAGGCACTTTAACTAAAGTGGAGCCTACTCAATCTGGAACTACTGCGTTAACGGATTTTGCTGATTTAACATTTGGTACTTGTACGATTACGGCTAGAGGTTGTATGATTTTCAACGACACGGCTACTGGCGATCCTTCAGTTGCGGTCTTTGATTTTGGTGGAGATAAGACCAGTACAGCAGGTAGCTTTACTATTACTTTTCCAACCGCAGACGCAAGTAACGCTGTTATTAGAATAGCGTAAACCAGTTATGGCTACTGGTTGGGGTCGTGCTGGATGGGGTACGGATATTTGGGGTGGAACCTCAGTATCAGTAGCCCTAACAGGATTAGTAGGTACAGGTGCATTAGGATCAGAAACTGTAACTGGTGATGCCAATGTAACAGAAACAGGACTTGCGGGGACAGGTGCAGTAGGCACACTACTCGCAGCAGGTTTTGCAATCACAGGAGTTAGTGGAACAGCTTCCACAGTTTCTCAAGGTGATGAAACCGTTACTGGTGATGCGAATGTTTACCCGACAACAGTTGTTGGCACTACCGCATTAGGAACCCTTAGTTTAGTAACCAATAATATAATATCGGTTACACAGGATGCCAGTACAGGAAGTATAGGATCGGTAACAGTAACAGCAGAAGCAAGCACTTCCCTTACGGGAGAATATGCAACAGGAGCAGTTGGAGATTTGGCTGTATGGGGTGAACTCAACCCAAGTCAAGATGCAGAATGGTCTGCAATTAGTCCTTCGCAAGATGGTTCTTGGGAAGATGTTGCAGCTTAATAAATTAATAATGATTAGGAAATAATTATGGCAAGTACATATGTAAATAACTTAAGACTCGATGAGATGGCTACGGGAGATGGTAGTGGAACCTGGGGTGTAACAACAAATACAAATTTAGAATTAATAGGTCAGGCTTTAGGTTATGGCACAGAAGCTATAACTACTAATGCTGATACTCATGCAACTACTATTGCAGACGGAGCAGCCGATGAAGGCAGAGCTTTAATGTTAAAGTACACAGGTACTTTAGATTCAACTTGTACAATAACCTTAGGTCCAAACACAGTTAAAAAAGTATGGATTATTGAAAACGCAACTAGTGGTTCGCAATCCATAATTGTTAAACAAGGCAGTGGCGGTACTGTAACTATAGGCAATAGTAAAAATGCTGTAGTTTATTCAGATGGTGCTGGATCAGGTGCAGCAGTTATTGATGCTTTAACTGATTTAGCTGTAACTGATACATTAACAGTTATTGGAACTACTTTAACTATAGGTGATGCAACAGCAGAAGATACTAAATTAGTTTTTGATGGTAACGCACAAGATTATTATGTAGGGCTAGACGATAGTGCTGATGATTTAGTTATAGGTTTGGGATCAGCAGTTGGTACAACACCAGCTATTGAAATAGACGAAAATCAAGACATTAAATTTGCTCAATCTATTGGAGTAGGTCAAGCTGCATCTTCTACAACAGGAGATATTGCTGCTCAAACCATGTCATTGTTAGGCACAACTCCTACTTTAACACTAGGGGATGGCGGTACAGAAGATGTCAAAATTCAGTTTAATGGAATAAAAGATTTTTATATAGCTAATGATGATTCGGCTGATAAGCTAGTTATTGGTGAAGGTTCAACAGTTGGAACTAACAGTATCTTAACTATTACTGATGATACAGTAACATTAGGTGATGCTACTGCTATTGATACAGCGTTTGTTTTTGATGGTAATGCACAAGATTTCCATATTGCTTTAGATGATTCTGCAGATGATTTAGTTGTTGGTGTAGGTAGTACAGTAGGCTCAAATACTGCGTTTTCTGTAGATGAAAATAGAAATACTACTTTTTCTGATGGGTCTATTGATGTAGATATAGCATCACATGATGGCTCAAATGGATTAAAGTTAGGAGGCACTTTAGTTACAGCTAGTGCAGCAGAGTTAAATTATGTTGATGGAGTAACATCGGCAATACAAACTCAAATAGATACAAAAACATCAACAGGTAAAGCGATAGCTATGGCTATGGTTTTCGGATAAAATTATTAATTAGGAGAAAAATATGGCAAATCCAAATATAGTAGCAGTAACCTCGATATATGGGAAAACCCATCAAGTCGCACTAGATACTACTACAACAACAGCCCTATTAACTGCTGCTTCAGAGAAGATATATAAAATTAACTCTATTGTCGTAGCAAATATAGATGGCACAAACTCAGCAACAGTCACTATGGGTATAGTTAAATCTGGTGGTTCGCTTATTTCATTTGCTACTACAATCGCAGTACCAGCAGATGCTACTTTGGTTCTAGTAGATAAAAATTGGGGATTATACCTTGAAGAAGGTGATGCTATTCAGGGTGGTGCAAGTGCAAATTCAGATTTGACTTGTACTATTTCCTATGAAATATTAGATGACGCATAAGGAGGTATTTAATTATGGCTCATTTTGCAGAACTTAATAGCAGTAAGGTAGTATTACAAGTAATCGTAGTTTCTAACACAGATGTAGATGCACATGGTGGTGATGAGTCAGCAACAGCAGAGGCTTTTGTTGAAACCATCGTTCCCTTTAATACTGGTGGAGTAGCTTGGAAACAAACTTCTTACAATAATAATTTCAGAAAACAATACGCTGGTATTGGATATACTTATGATTCAGCCAAAGATATGTTTATTGTTCCTAAACCTTATCCTTCATGGTCATTAGATTCTAGTGGTGATTGGCAAGCACCAGTCACTTATCCTAACAATGTAGAAATAGGTGGTTTAAGAGTATTTACGGCATGGGATGAAGATAATCAAAAATGGCTTGGTTCTACTTGGTCTGGTGGTGATATAAATTTAGGAACAGAAACCAAATATGAGTGGGATGCTTCTGGTTTAAGCTGGATTGCTTTATAGGAGGAAAATATGGCTCTTTCTAATGGCGGAATTATTGGCACAGACAACGACCCCTCTTTGGGAGAGTTAGTAACTACCTTTACTTCATCAGGTACTTTTACTTCTGGTTCTAGCTCAACTATTGCTAACTATTTAGTAGTAGCTGGAGGAGGCGGAGGTGGAAGTCGCTTTGGCGGAGCTGGAGCTGGAGGAGGTTTTCGTACTTCTACTGACGATAGTTTTCCTATTGATGCTGCAACAGGTTATCCAATTACAATAGGTGCAGGTGGTTCAGGAGCATCTACAACAGCTCCTGCTCCTCATCCAAGTATTCCTAATGTTTATGCAAATCCCGGAACTGTTGGTAGTAATTCAGTTTTTTCTTCTATAACCTCTGCTGGAGGTGGTTATGGAGGAGGTGGTGATGCAGGACCNGGAGGTGATGGTGGATCAGGCGGAGGTGCTGCTGGTAGAGGACCNGGAGGTGATGCTGGTGCAGGAAATACTCCTCCTGTAAGTCCATCACAAGGAAGTGCTGGTGGTGCTGGTTCTGGTGCACAATGTTTTTCAGGAAATGATATTTATAGAGGGTCTGGTGGTGGTGGAGCTGGTGGAGCTGGTACAACTACAGTAAGTGTTCCGGGTGTTCCTTCTGAACCTTCGATTGGTGGTGACGGAGGAGCAGGAACAGCTAGTTCAGTAAGTGGTAGTCCAGTTACTTATGCAGGAGGAGGCGGTGGAGC